CAAATCCAAATCCTGTAGTGATCATTTTCTTTTTTTGTCCTTTAATTTTTTTATTTCTAAATCACAATAATGTTTTATTTTTTCTAAATCTTCTATTCCATTTTTATGTTTATATCTACAAACGTATTTTATTACGTTGCCTTGAAAAAACGTGAGTTCATTTTTTGATATAAATTCAAAAGGCTGAATGGTAAAAAATTTATAGTGAGACCCTCCAATTTGTTTATCTTGAGGAAAAACATCATCAAACATATCTTTATCTGTCATAATTTAAACTCTTGTAGTATTCTTATTTTCTCTTCGGCTTGTGCTATTTTATCAACTAATTTATCAGCTTCTTCTATGTGTTGTGGATGTTCTCCAATACCCACCGGTTTTTCTAAATAAATTTTTAAAGTTGCCTCTGCCTCTGATATTTGAGCATTATATTTATCTTCTAATGCTTGTAGTATTGCTCTTCTAAGCTCTTCCATAATTTGCCTCGTAAGTTTTGTAATATTTTCCTAACGGAAAATTATATTGATGATAAGTTCCTAAAAGATGTAAAGTGCCTTTTGATCTGGTTGCCCCGGTATACCAAACTCTAAGTTCTTTGGCTTTCTCCTTACTATTCTTTTTTTCAAAATGAGAAGGAAAATTACATTTGCTAGAAAGAACTACATTATCAGCTTCTCCACCTTTAACCTGATGTATGGTATCAATAATTATTTTAGGTGGTTGTGATAAATCAATCTTTTCCCGCATAAGTTTTTTAAAATATTGCTTATCCCTATCTTTAAATTTTCTTTTAAAAATATCAAGCCAATTTCCTTTCTCTTCTCGCATACCGCATCTTAGATGTAATTCATCAAAATTAAACACTTGATTTGGGTGAGCAAAACTCCATCTTTTGCTATCTTGAGATCTAAAACCATGGTCTATATTTAGAAGATATTGATACATGATACAGGCCTCTTCTCTATTTAATGATCCGCCCTCACAAATTTTCTCCCAGTATTGAATAGCTTGATATTGATTTACCTCAAAGGATTTATTGCCTTTAACATCTTGATAGTACAAAGACAATTCTTTTGCCTCTTGTTGTAATTCTCTTTTTACATCATTTATTCTAGCTAATACTAACCAACTACCTTCTAAATCCCAAGGTACTTTTTTTAAGTTATTCCAATAAAATATGTCGCCCTCTTTTTGGTTTGAGTAAAATTCTTTTTCTATTCGATTATCTTTCATACCTAAAAGTAAACATTTAGAAAAAAAATGCACTTGTTTATTTAATCTTACAGATTTTTTTAATATAATATTACGCCCTGGAAATGTTTGAAAATGTTCGACATCTGCACCATTCCATTCATAAATTGCTTGATCATCATCTCCTGCTATATAAACTCGCCATACATTTTTAGCTAACTTAACAACCATGTCCCATTGCAGAGGGGTAAGATCTTGAGCTTCATCGACCATTAAAATTTTAATTGGTAGACCGCCCCCATCAGATACAAACTTTTCTACCATATCAGTAAAGTCTAATCGATCCGGTGTCCGTTGTCCGTTCTCCATTTCCATCGTTTTAAACTGCTCGTATCCTGCTACAATTGATTTAAACTGCTGTAATCTAACACCTTTTCTTGTTTGTTTTTTATATAACCAGACAGGATCAACTTTCATATTTCTAGCTCGATCATAAAGTTGTAAAGACCAATTGTTATAAACCTTTTGATCATCCCAGCTTTCTTTAAAATTAATTTTAATTGTGCCATATTCAGTGTGAAAGTTTAATAAATCAACTTTAGGATCTAAGACTGGTATCTCAGCAAATTGTTGTCTCGCTAAACTATGTAAAGTTCTAAAATATTTAAATCGATCTTCATCTATATCTTTAAATTTTTTTCTAATACGACTAACACATTCATCAACAGCTTTATTAGTAAATGAGATGTAACAAATTTCTTCTGGTTCAAAACCTTTTCTCAAATACATTTGTACTCTTTTTAATAAATTTTCTGTCTTGCCAGTTCCGGGAGGACCAAAAATTTTAATTGTCTTCCCATGCAGCTTTTTTCTTAGTGAACTTGACATCTTTATTCTTATGCTCCGTTTGTTTAGGTAGATTAACAACCCAGTGTCTAGTGTCAATGTTTTGAAACTTCTTTTTAGGTTGCGCTCCACCTTGTTCTAAAAATCTTGTACAATCTCTTTCAGACCAGTTGTAGCCCATTTTTTTCATAAATTTTCTAAACGTTTCTAATTTAAAACGCATCTCGACCTTATCAATCCAAATATTTCCAGAATCAATTTGATCAAACTCAGTAGTATCTTCAGTATCTTCTAAAAATTGTGAGAGTCTAGAATTGAATACATCTTCTCTTTCTTCATGTGCATCAAATCCTTCCATATCTTGTTTATTGGCCATAAGCTCTTCTAACCAATCTTTATAAGGGTCCGGATCTCTTTTAGATGGTTTTAAACTACGCCAAACAATGTCATAATTTAAAAGTTGTTCACCTAACAATTGTTGTTGATATAATTGTTTAGTTGATAATCGAATTGATTTACCTTGAATAGGTAATATCCAGTAAGGTTCTGGATAAGAATTTACTTTTAAAAGTTTACCGACCTCAGGTAAAGCTTCATTGGCACCAATACCAAATTTTCTCTTTATACAATCACTTGAAACACAATGCATTCTAGCTATAGATGTTTTGCATTTGTAAGCATACTCTTTATTCTCAACACCTTTAAATATATTTTGTAATTCTTTTGGATGTAGACTTTCAGAACAAACTTTACTCATCATATTTCTGGTCCAATCCTCATACATTACAGGCTCTGGATTTATTTTTTTGGCTAACACAGCTACGTTAAACATGGCATCATTTCTACCCTCACCCTTCTTAACTTTATTTTTCATAAAATTAACCACACATGGTGGATAATCTTTTGTTTCATCATCTTGATAAACTTTTAATTTATTAAATTCAGCAGGAGTAAGTCTGTAATTACTTACAAACTGATAGAGGTTCTCTAATTTAATGGAGTTACAATCATCATCCATTGCAACTCTAGTTGTCATATTTGATTTTTGATATGGTAAATTAACAAAGTTACCTTTTCTTTTATCATCCCAATTTTCGGGAGTTAAATCTACTTCATCTTGTGCAGGAAAAATATCTGTGGTGGTATCATTGATACCTAAATCAGAGGCTATCTGAATTAATTTTTTTCTCATTGCTGATGCTAAGACAACACCATCAATGTGTAATATTAAATGCAGTCCATTAGATTTAGATCTATACGGAACTAATGGGTATTTTCTTTGCCGTATAATCGCAATAAGGTCCTGATGGCGTATATTATAACGATCAACATCGATGACCCCCCAATTGCATGTATTATCATCTCTGATAGGGACAGATCCATAGTAAGCTTCTCCTGTTAAGTGTTGCATCCAATGTTCTTTTGTCATTGGAGAAGGCTCTAACCAATGTTTGAATTCTGCCTTACCTTTAGAATTTTTCTTACCAGTAGGTTTTGAAACACCAAAATATGTATTGGAACCCTGGAAGAGTTCTATAAACTCTTCCAAGGTCTTGTCAAGTATTTGCATACTAGAAAGGTGTTTTTTCTACGTTCTCTTCTTTGTCGTGATTTACTTTTACAGCACCCTCTTTGCAAGTTTTGTAAAATTCAAATGCACCCTGCAACGCATCATTGGAATTGATGGTACCAATATGTTCAATCTCCCAACCATACCATGAACCTAAAGCATTTTTTTCAAGGACGGTTTTTAGATTGTACATTTGAGTAAATGGTGCAGGCTTAAAAAAGCTCCCATCTTTTTTCTTTTCTCTCACAGACATCATCATAGAATTCCACTTCTTAGATTTTTTTCTTTGAGTAGACTTCATAGTGATTAGAGCAGTGCTAGCAACATTGTTGTCATCAAGCACCATAACATAGTGTGAAGCTGTTTCCTCCACATAGTTTCCGTTAGAAAGTCTATCTTTGTTTTTATCATCTCTGGTTGTTTTAGACATGATATCATTATCTGAAGAATAGATATTCACCGGTGCTGAACTTCCTTCCATACCTCTATCTCTCCACTCGATGTATTCAAGTTTATAGAAACATGGGACTACTTTAATACCTTTTGCACCATCATATAATTGATTGGTCACGGTATTGAAGATCATACCTGGTCTAGCTTCAGATATGAATTGAGAATCTCCTTGTGTTACTTGAGGAGATAATTGTCCAAGGATTTTTAAAAATGGTAGAGCCAAGCTTTTTGAATCTACATTGTCAAAACCCTGATCTGCAAATTGTTCTAAATTTACATTTGCAACTGCGCCACCTTTTTGTTTGATAGCGACTTCTTTTTGGTCGTTTTTGTTCATCGTTTTACTCCGTTATTTTTTCGTTATTTTTGTCTTATTAGCAATATATACTCCGAACATGTCGAATGGTACTTCTTTACCTTTTTCTACTTGTTCTTTAACAAAAGCTTTAAGAGTCATTGGTTCAACTTTTTGTTTTTGTGCGTATGAAAAATCTAATTTCTCACACAACTCAATCAAAGCTCCCACCTGATTATCTTTACCTTTATCTATATTTGCTGTTAAGATGTTCTTAATCATGTCTCCATGACCATTATCCCTAAGCCAATCAAAGGCTTCATCGTTTCTAGACTCAGGAATTTTTGCAGCATAGAAAGGTTTAACTTCAACCTTTGTGCCGTCAGATAATTCCAACTTAGAAACGCCTG